CGGATGTTCACAGCCTGCACCCGACCCTCGCGCCCGCCGCGCACGGAGCGATTTTCCCGTTCGTAGTCGAGCGCCAGCTGGCGAGCGTTCTCCTTCTGCAGCCGCTTGCGCTCCTTCAGAATCGTGTTCGCGTACTCGCTTGCACGGTTCTGCAGCTCCAGCGTTTTGTTGAACTCTTCGGCCTCCTGGCGGACGCCGGTCGCCAACTCGTGGATGTTTTCGAAGGATTCGATTACGCCGCGGAAGATCGGAAGGGAACGGCCGACCGCGTTGGTGATGCCGAGCACCTCGCCAGTCGCGCCGCCGCCGAAAAACGAGGCGTCGGAAAGCCCACCCTGGTCGCCCAGCCGTTTCTGTTCGACGGCGGCGGCTGTCGCCTGCGCGAGCGTATCGGCGACAAAACCGCCGATCAGGCCAGCGATACCGAACTTCGCACCCTTTTTCAGGTCGAACTTACGGCCTCCGGTCAGATCGTCGAGAGCACCGGCAAAGGACTGCAGGCCGCCACCGCCGCCGCCGCCCGCGGTCGTTTTACCACCATCCGATCCGCCACGCTCAAACTCCCGCCTTGCCGCATTCTTCTGAGCGCGATCCTTGGCGGCAACCTCTTCCTGGATCCCCCGGATCGCATCACGCTGCGCAATGGCGCGGTCCTTGCGCAAGGCCTTGGCTTTGGCGGATCGCGCTTCACGCTCGCGCCGCTCCTCCTCCGCAACGCGAGCGGCCGCGGCCGCCCGCTCCTCGTTTGCGCTCTTGAGCGCTAGCGACCGTTCTTCGTTGGCGCGTTCAACAGCGGCCGCCCGCTCTTTCGACCGTGTCTCCTTCAACTGCTTGGCACGTTCGTCACGCGTGCCGCGTCCCGTGACTTCGCCGAGGGTGCTGTCGATCTGTTTGAGGATCCGTGGATCCACTCCCAGATTCTTCAGCGCCGCGAACTGCTTCTCGGTCGCCTTCAGCTTTCGCGTATCGACGGTACCGGTATTGGCGAACGCCGTTTTCAGCGTGCCCAGGTTGCGCACGGCGTCGCCGATGCTCTGATTGACCTTCTCGAGGGCCTCCTCTGACTTGTCACGCAGCTGTTCGAGCGGCGTGGCCTTGATGCGGTCCAGCTCCTTCTGGACCTCGGTCATCACTACTTTGACGTTACCGGCCGAAGCGGTGACGCCGATATTCGGTCCGGTTGGCGTACCCATGATCAGACCTTTCCTTTCGCGCGTAGTTTCGCCGCGGCCGCTGCGGCGATCTTCTGCTCGGCTTCGGCTTTGCGCAAGGCAATGCTCAGCTCAGGAGGCAACAGGCTGTCCAGCGAGGGAGCCTTGTCGCCAAGGACTTTCAAGGCGAGCCACCAGGACGCTCGCGCGAGCAGGCGATCGCGCCAGTCGACCCGCCTGTTTGCCTGATGTCGCTTCTCACTGGTGAGATTGAGGTACTCGACCAGGTCATCCAGCTGGTCGGGTGTTAGCGATGCCTTCAGGTGGTCTGGGTGGACGAAACCGCGTTCCCAGGCGAGGTCGTACCAGGCTTGCCAGTGAGTTCCGCGAACTGTTTTTTTTGGGTTTCGCGACGCACCTTCCACCAAGCTACGAATCGATCGAAGACAAAAGCGAGCGGCGATTCGTCGAGCTGCGAGAGCGCCGCGGTGTCCTCGCCGCTAAAGACCTGCTTGCCGTCGGCGTCAACGAGGACCAAGCTCGTGACGGCCGCCGCAACACAGGTGCCCTGAGGCAGGTTGTGACCAGTGACGAAATCGCCGTACTGCTCGGCCTCCAGCGCGTTGAGGTTGCGCATGAAGAGCTTCCCCTCCGTGCCGGGCCAGTGAGGAACATTGATCGGTTCGAGCACGCGCTCGAACGTTGTACCGAGGATCTGATGTTTGAGATTCATACTGTCAACTTTCATGAAAAGGGGGTCGTGATATCACTTTGTCCCAGCGGACGGCTCACGAGCCGCCGGTCACCGTCGCCGCCGCTACGAGCGCGAGGTCTTCCTCGTTGGCCGGCATGAAGGAAACCGTCATCTGCACGTCGCCCTCGTCGACCAGCTCCAGGATGTCGAGCGACTCCACCCAGCAGGTTTGAACTTGGGCCTTATCCGAATCGCCCAGGACAACGGCGACAGGCACGGTGTCCTCGGTTTCAAGCCGCGCCTTGATCGCGTCGTACTGAGTCGCGTCGAACTCGAGAGTGACGGTGACCGGGCTCGGCGTGACGGCGCCGGGTACTCGTTTGATGAGCCGGCTGGCGGCATTCAGGCAGGGCCGCTTCTCGCGAAACGCTCGCGTCAGGCCAGAGGGTTTGGCCTGCACGACGCAGCCGGCAGAGGTCCAGGGACCATGCGTTGCGACCGTGGCGCCCGTGCCGAGATAGACGTCCGTTCCAATTGCGAAGAAGTCCATTGTGTGCTCCTTGGGGTTATGCGGTCAGCTTGACCGCGGTGACTTTGAAGTCGATCGACTTCACGTAAGTGGTTTCGTCGCCCTCGTCGTCCTGGGCGATGTCGGTTTCATCGTGGAGGTTGATGCGCTTGATGCCGTAGGCCGTGCCGGTTTCGGTGTGGCCGATCAGGAGATCCTTCACCAGTTCGGCGATCGTGTTGGCCTGGTCATAGCTGCCGGCTTCGATGTACATCCGGATGATGCCGTCGTACTTCTTCGACGAGCAGTTGAGCCGCCGGCGGTTCTTCATCTCCACCGTTTCGTACGCGATCCAGGGCGTCTTCTCGCGCGAGCCGTTGACCGGCCTCACCGCGGTAAGCGCGGGGATCTCCGTGGCGACGCGCACGCCCATGATGTCGGCGACGGAAATTGCGTTCATGCTGCCTGGCCTCTCTTGCGCAGGGTTTCGGTGATCGCGCGATTGACGACGATCGCGCCGAGCCGCAGCGACTCGGACCGGGCCGCTTCCTCGGCGAGCGTGCGGAATGGAAACGGCTTGGCACCTGGATGCATCGCGCCAAAACCCTCGTAAACCTGTCGAGTCCTGAAGTAGGTTCTGCGCTTGCCTCCCGCGGACCGCACGGCGACAGCCTCATAGTTGCCGGTGGCCTTCCGTCGCAGGTGATGCGGTTTGGTGCCGTAGTTCAGCAGGTGGGCGTAGTTTTTCGGCCGTACCGTCTTTCCCTTCCAGCTGCCGCGAAACTCTCGGTCGGGCCCGACAACGCCAAACGCGACATTGTTGTTTTCGTAGTAAGTGTTGCGCGTCACGATCGATTTGCGCAGGAAGCCGCCGCGGCGGTGCTGCAGCAGCTGGCTGCGCATCGCTCGCGCGTACGGGATCATCATCGCTTCAACAGCTTTGGGCAGGGCATCCCACACGCCAAAGGGAATGCGTGAAATCAATGCCTTCACCTCATCCACACCGGTGATGAGGATGTCGCGAGTTCCGTTGCTCATTTTTTCGATCGGTAAACGTTGAGTGTGGTCCAGCGGGGCTTGTCCTGGCCGACGTCCTCGACGTGGTACTCGACGCCGTCGAGCATCACGTGCCAATCCACCGTCACGGCCGAGACGTAGCGGATCGTGATGATCGCTTCGGTTCGCAGCTGAGCCTGGCGGAAGCGGGGAACATCCCGAGTCTTAAGGCCTTCGACCTTCGCCGGCAGGTTTGCGGCGTAAGGAACGTAGTTGACGAGCTTCTGCCCCACGCGCGCGTCACCCTCGACGGGCCGCAGCAGGGTGACCCGTTCTTTCAGCTCGCCGATTTGGGTGCTCATGCTTCACTCGTTGTGATCTTGAGGTGCCCAGCAGCCATCAGCGTCCTGAATCCGACGGCTACCGGATCTTCCCAGCCGCCGGCGCCATCCATCTGCTCGACACGGTCGGGGTTCACTTCCGCCATCCGCACCGTGAGATCCCGCGATCGCCCGGCGGTCTCACGAAAGAGAAGCATTTTTGCGCCGACCTCCGCCGCCAGGTGAGAGGTACCGCTGTCGGTGCCGACATAGAGCTTGCAGTTCTGCAGCAGCTCGATCGCCGCGTCGGTGTCATAGTCACCGCTGTGGTGGGTCTGGCCGGTGAGCTCGCAGCTGGTGTCCTTTCTCCCGATCACCGCGAAGGTAAGGCCGGCCGCGGTGATCGCGTCCGCCAGCTGCTGCCAGTGCTTCCAGTTGCGCTCGGGGCAGAACGCGCGATTGCGCACGCCGAGGACCACGTCGGCCGTCAGCCCGCGTTTCTTCGGTTGGAATGGGATGCGCTGGCCAGGCTCAATGATCATCACTTCCTGCTCGGGCGCGAGCATGCCGGCCTTCACCGCGTAGTGATCGGGGTACCGCACGCGGAGCTCCGGCCAGCGGAGCACGCGATTGCGCAGCGTTCCGACTTTCCGGAAATCCGGAATCGGATCCTCCCAATCGGTCACGAACGACGTCGCCGACGGGTACAGAACTTCGTGTCCCGGCCGGCAACAGACGACCTTCTCCTTCGCGTGGTGAAAGTGCACGAGGCGGATATGGCTCATGATCTCATGCCCGAACTCGCCGACGAACGGCAGGAACAGGCAGGGCTTGTCCTTCCCGTGAGTCAGTCGATCGAGCAGCAGCTCGTGAGGCGAGAGCCGCGAAATCATCGCGAAGGTGCGCGTCGGTTTCGGGTTCACCGGCGGCGTGGCTGCCGGCGCCTTCTGGGACGCAGGCTTCTCCAACCGCTTCCGGAGAATGCGGCCCTCCCGCTGCGCCATGGCCAGATCACGCCGGAGCTTGGCGATTACAGCTTCCGCGGAGGGAATGGGATCCTTACTCATTAGAAAATACCTCTCACGCGGTTGAGCCTGAGCAGCGAGGTCACCGTCAACGGGATGTCCGTGGAGATCGTGCCGATGACGACCGGCTGCCGCATTTCGTACCAGTGGGCAACGAGGAACTTGATGGCCGCTTTGAGCTGAGCCGGCACCGCGGCCGCGTTGGCATGGCCGGCCGTGAAGGTGACCGTCACCGCGTTTGGCCGGCCGCAGTCCGCCGTCGGCCAGCAGGATGGCCAGGCAGCGATGCGCGGCGGACGGGAATCGGCGTCGACGACATACTCCGCAGGATCGAGCGTCTGCTCGACGCCGGCGTAGTCGAAGTACTTCACCGACCCCACCTCGAGCAGCGGCGAACGCATCAGGCGCAGCGGCCCGTTGCGCGGGAAGTCGTCGAACGACTGGCGCAGCGTCGTTTCGATCATGATGACGCTGGTCGACGTTTCCACGTACTCCCGGGCCGCCTGGATCAATGACCGAACGTAGTCGTTGTCCTCGTTTGTGGAGATCCGGCAATGCTGCAGGACCTCGGCGAGGGTGACGGGCTCGGACGCCGGCGGGGTGACGTTGACGATGTTCATGTTCAAAGGCGTGCCGCACCGGTCAGGGTGCGGCACGCTGCTGGTTAGTAGGAAGGTTTCAGGTCGCGGCGGGACTTGATGACCGTGACGCTGATCGGCGTGCCGGTGCCATGCGTTCCGCTGAAGTCCGGAAGGATCTTCAGGTAACGCTTGGCGCCGATGTAGTCCACGCGGGCAACCGTCGCCGCGGCGTGCGCGGCGATGAGCGAGCGAACAATGCCGCCCGTTCCCACAGTGGTATCGGCGTTATCGCCGAGGATCACATCCGACGAGGTCACATCGGAGTAGGTCGAATCATCATCACTGTGGGTGACTTTGAACTCGATCTTGTTGGTGCCGCTGAAAGTGATGCCGCCGACGCCAACGGCGATCTGGATCGACGCGGAGTTGCATCCGAGCAGATCGACGGCGACGGGCGTGGGATCAGCGGAGAGCACGATGGGCCCGACCGCCGGAACTTGCGAGAAATCTACAGGCTTACGATACATGGGGTTCTCCCAGTGAAAATCAGGGTCAGTAACAGAACAGGGGAGGAAAGAAGCAGCGGCGGCGCCCTCCCTCGCGCCGCCGCCGCGATCGATCAGGTCGAGCACTTGATCAGCTTGAGCGCCTCGAAGTTGATCACGCCACCGCCAACGCGCTTGGTGGTGTAGAACTTCACGCGGCCCTTCTTCGTGAACGGATCGCGCAGGACGCGGATGCCCTGGCGATCGACGATCTGATACGCCTCCTTGAAATTGCCGAAGGCGATCGGGAACGCGTTCGAACCGGTTGCCGGCATGTCCTCACCCAGAGCCAGGCGGTAGCCGAGCAGGGTGGCCGGCTGCCCGACCTGGATGGAGGGCTGCCAGAGGTAGTTGCCCTGGCCATCCTTGAACTTGCGGATCTTCGTGGCGGTCGACCGAGCCATCAGCCAGGCTGCGCCTTCTCGATAGGCTTGCTTGAGTGCGTCCTCGGCGTCAAACAACACGTCGGCCGGGTTGCTGCTCGCGAAGGTCGTCGCCGCGCCGGTCACCACGAAGCCGATGTTGCCCCAGGTGAAGCTCGCGTTGGCGACATTGGTGTAGCTCAAGATACCGCGCGGCTTCTTGACTCCGTTGCCACTGACGAATGCCGTCGCCTCCGTGCGACCCAGCTTCGCGCCGACTTTGTCACCCAGCCACGCTTCGACGTCGAAATCCGCGTCGTCGAGCATGTTCTGGGTTGCGTGCGGCTGAGCGTACATCTCGTGAACCTTCAGTTCCCAGCCGCCCAGGTCCGCGGTGTCGGTTTCGGCATCGCGCGCCGTGCTGTCATCCTCACCGACCCAGCCGACCGTTACTTCATCGTTGTCGTAGATGCCTTCGACGGATGGCTTGGAGGTGTTCTGCACGGCCGCCAGCTCGCGCAGCGGCGAGGATTCGTACACCTTCTTGATCATCCGGCCGGAGATATCAGGCGAGACGAGGTAGCCATCGCCATCGGCAGCCACCGACAGGACGTTGAGCGTCTCGCCGCCGAGCTTTTTCTCGCCAAGGCGCCAGTACTCATTTTGCGCCTTCTTGAAGTTTTCATACGCCTCGGCGTCGAGCTTCTTGCCGGTGAGCTTGTTGAAGGCGTTGATGTGCTTTCGCACCTCGGCCGAGTTCTCCGCTCCTTCGCTGCCGGCACCACCCAGCGTGATCCGGTTGATGGCGGCCTCGTTTGCCTTGTTGGCTTTGGTTTCCTCGTCGAGCTTGTTCTGCAGCTCGGTGATCTTGGTGTTGAGCTTTTCCACGTTATCGCGAGTGGTAGCGCTCTCCGTGCCATTCTTCTTCACCTGCTCGAGCAGTTTGTCGTTCTCGATCTTGAAGGCGTTGAAGGTGGTCTGCAGCTCGTTGAGGATCTCCTTTGGATCGCTCGACTTGCCGTCGTTGAAGATGGATCCGCGGGGGATCTGAGAGAGGTCAAATCCATTGACCAGGTCAAAGATGGGGGCCGCGGCGACAGCGGCTAGCATCGCCGCGTTCATGTAACGTGTTTTCATATCTGCTCCGTTTTGCGTGCTTCGTTGATGGACTGAAAGCCCTTGGCCATTTCGCCGATCGCGTTCCAGACGTCCGCATCGGCATCGCGCCGGGCTTCGTCCTTCAGCTTGGAAACGGCAGCTTTCGCATCGTTACGGGAGATACCTGCGTCACGCAGGGCATTCTCAACGTCGCGAGGCGATCGCGGTTTACGCAGCTCGTCGGGCACATTGCCGAACTGCGACAGATCGAACTTGTTTTCGATGGGTGGGGCGTCGATCTCGTCATTGGCGAGACCGGCGTCGACGGCCTCGGATGCGCTGAACCACGTTTCGGCATCCATGAGCGCCTGCCAGTCCTCGACGCTCTTTTCGGATCGGCTCGCATAAAGCTCCGCGATCCCTTTGCTGAGCTTGTCCAGGATGTCGGCGGTCGAGCGCAGGTCCTTGGCGTAACCCCAGCCAAATCCCATGGCATTGTGAACCATCATGTAGGAGCCGCGGCCCATGGAGACGGTTTCCGCGGCAAGCGGGATCCACGACGCGGCCGAGGCCGCGATGCCGTCAACGGTGGCTGAGATTTGCGCCGGGTGGCGCTTGAGTGCGTTGTACATGGCGGCCGCGTCGAAGACGTCACCGCCTGGTGAGTTGATGCGCAGCACAATCTTCGGCGTGGTGATGTTCTTTAGTTCATCAATGAACGTCTTCGCGTCGATGCCCCAATAGCCGATCTCGTCGTAAATCATGATCTCGGTCGTGTCGGCCGCGGTGTTCGTGATCCGCAGGTCGACCTTGGCTTTCGGGTCGCGATTAAGCGGCCGCGGCAGTCGGTTGCCGATTGCCGGCACGGGCAGGGGGAGATTTCTCATCTGTTTTTTCCTTGGGCGGTTTCATGTCCGGATCATTCGACACGTCGCGCATGCTGTGCGGCGTCAGGAACTCATCGAGACCTTCCGCAGGGTTGCGGTTCTCTAGCATTCGAACCTCGTTGCGGTTCATCCAGCCGCCGTTGACGGCGAGGTTGTAGGCCTGGTACCGGGCCAATGTGTTGCCGCGCAGCAGCCCGTCGAGCGTGTGCTCGACGAAGTACTCGTCGCGTTCCTTGTCGGTCAGGAGATCACGAGCGATGGCCTGCTCGATGCGGCAGCACGCCGGCGCGAGCGCCGCCGCGGCGAATTGGATGTTCTGCTCTTCAATGTTGGAGAACGTGGCTCGGTCGAGATCTCCAATCATGTGCGGAGGCACGCGGAAGATGCTGGCGATGTCTGATCGTGCGAGCTTGCGGGTCTCGATCGTCTGCGCGTCACTGTCATTCATCCCGGCGCTAACCCAGTCGACACCGTCCTCGAGAAGCGGTGTCGCGTACGCGTTGTCGCCGCCGTGCATCTGGTCGAATTCTTTCTTCATCCGCTCGGCGGCAGCCGCACTCAGCTCGGTGGGATGCTTCAGGTAGCCACGGAATCTTGCGCCGTTCGCGAAGCTCTTTGCCTGGTGCTTCTCGGTGGCCAGAGAGAGTCCGACGGATTCGCGGTAAGCGGTGATCGGCGTGATTCCGTTGATGCCGTCTGAGGACAAGCCCCGAATATGCAGAACGCTGCGGGGAGGAAGCGGTTTGCGGTCGCCCTTGGCGTTGGTGTGCCAGTAGCGGAGCGAGTAGTCGGGGAGCTGCTCAATCTCAACCGAACCGGGCCGCAGCGGGATTAGTTCAAAAGGTGTGTCGCGCACTTTGTTGATGAAGACGAGCGCGTTTCCTCGCAGGCTCAGGTGCCCGCTGATCATTTCGCGGAACTCGAAAGGAGTCTGCCATGCATTCGGCTTCTGACTGAGCAGCCGGCTGACGGGGTGATCGCGAACGCGTTCCTTGCCGCCGTCCGAGCGACGCTTGTAGACGAACAGCGGCAGCTGAGCCTGTGACTCGGCGATCACCCGAACGCAGGCATAGACGGCCGCACAACGCATCGCCGTATCAGGAGTGACGTCGATGCCCGCCTGGGTGGCGCCGCCGATCCGCCATCGGCGCAGGATGTCATCGATCAAGCCACTGTTACGTGCCCGACCGAATAGGCGCGAGATGAATGATTTCATTTTAGAAAACGCGGATGCCGCGGCCTTCGTAGACGCTCTTTTTGGGAGCACGCGTGAAGAGGTAGCAATGCACTGCGCTGACCGTGGCGGCGATGCCGTCGATTTTTGCGCGACGCTTGTTCTTGGTTAGCGAGAAGCCGTCCTTTTCATCCTTCTTCACCACGGCATTAAGTGCGTTCCACCTCAAGACGGGAGAGCCGTTGTGGCGCAGTCGCTTCGACTTCACGAGCTTCTCGATGAACTTGATCGGCTCACTCTGGCTCACCCAGCCGGCGCCGACAGGATGAACGACCTCTTTGCCGGCATATTTCGGCAACTCTGAGAACGCTGTAATCAACGCTGACTCGGTCTCCTGTCCCTGGAAACCACGATCGATTCCGAGCTTCACGAGGTTGATCGTCTCGGCGTAGGACATCACGTCGCGTCGGATCTGCGGGTAGTCGATCACTGATCCGGGCAATGCCTTTATCCAGCCATCTCGACGCCAGGCCGTGTAGGACACGCGGTGCTTCTGCTCAAGCTGGATGATGTTGTCTTCGGGGCAGTAGAAGCGCACCCACAGGTCGAAAATGCCGCGCTCCGGGTCCTTTGGCGGGATGAGGATCGAGAACGCAGATAGGTCATCCGTTGAGCTCAGATCCAAGCCACCGAAGCCGTCGCAGCCGGCCAGCTCGTCAATCGTCAGATCTGCCGGCAGCGCAATCCACAGCAGATCGGTGAGCCAAGCCTCGGCGTTGCTGACCCACTGATTGAGCCGGTAACGGCGGAAGCGAGCTTCACCACCGGGCGTGATCTTGGCTTCATTGGCCGCGGCGAGAACCTCGTCGAGGTCGATCGTCTCACCAACGCTCGGGTTGGCGGCCTTGATCGCTTCGACATCATCGAGCTCACACTTCTCCGGAGCCTCGAAGATGCAGGCGAAGAACTGGATGTCGATCGCTAGGCCCTTGATGATGTTCTTCGCATAGTCGTACTGTTCGCGGCAGATGTGCTCGGCATCTGCACCGTCGCCGGCAGTGGTGATTGTGAGCAGCAGGGACTGCGGCCGACTGGCGCCGCCGTAGAGCATTGCATCGAAAAGCTTCCTACCCTTCGCGGTGTGGAGCTCGTCATACACCGTGAAATGTGGCTTATACCCTTCGTTGTTGCTCGCGTCCGACGCGAGCGCGGCATACTCACCACCCGTTTCGAGGTTGCACCGGATCTCTCGTTTACTCTCCAGGTCGGTGAGCGCGTCCTGGATCTTCGGCGAGACTTTCACCATCGTGGCGACATCGCCGTAGCAGATAGATGCTTGGTCGCGCGAGCCCGCCACCGTGTAGATCTCCGGGCTTGGTTCACCATCGCCAGTCAGCATGAAGATCGAGAGGGCGGCAGCGAGTCCCGTTTTCCCGTTCTTCTTCGCAATGCTGAGGTAGCCGCGGCGGAACCGCCGAAACCCGTTCTTGCGCTTCCAGCCGAATAGCGGCGCGATCACGTAGAGCCATTGCCAATCGAGCACACGAAACGGCTTGGCCTCGATTTTCTCGCCGGCGGCAAGCAGTCGCTCCTGCTCGGCCTGCGTTGGCGGGAGCATTAGCATCGACTGGAGGAAGTCCCGCACGTACTCGGCCGCGGCGAGGTCGAAAAAGCATCCCGCCCTCACTGCAGCGACATCCGATGCGTTGCGCACCCATGCACGCGTGATGGGATCGCACTCGATCCCTTCGAGCAGGTCTTTCACTTGGCAATCCTCATCGGTTGCGGACGATTCTTGATCATGTCGGCGAGCGTGACTTCCTTCGATTCGCCGGCTGCCGTGGCGGCAACGCGTGTTCGGCTGATCGGCGTCAGCCCGAGTTCGCTGGCCAGCTTTGAGAGATGCGCTTCCTGCTTTGCGACTTGCGACACCAGCAGGCTTGCCATCTTGTTGCCGGTCTTTTTGTTGGTCGACACGATCGTCTTCATTCTCCCGATCGCCCGGTTCAGCTTCCGGACGCGCACGCGCGTCTCGCAGTAGGCCTCGAGTACCGCTTCATCCAGACGGTTGATGAGCTGGTCACCCATCTGCGCGCCGATCCGAAGCCATTCGACGCGCGCCGCCGGCGTCATGCCGGCAGGCGGGGGCGGGAATCCGAAATCAACAGCGGTCACGCCGCCCGACTTCGGTTGTGGTTTTCTGCCTCTCATAGGGTACTAGCGCAATTCGGCGCGAAAAATGACGGCATTTCACGGGCGGTCCGGCGATCAAACGATCGCAGCTTTTTGACCCCCATACCCCCTCCACGAGGGGCTTGGCGGGCTCGGGCTCGCATGCGGGCGCGTGTCGTGTTCATCGTCCCGCCCTGGTCTTGATCGTGTGATGCGGCCTGCAAAGGCCCTGCAGGTTGGTCGGGTCGAACTTACGCTTCGGTGCCTCTCGCAGCGGCACAATGTGATCGACCTGCGTTGCGGGCTCGTCTCGGCCCTCACGCGAGCAGTCGACGCACAACGGGTGCTTGCGTAGGAAGCTCTTCGCGAACGCGTCCCAGCGAGCGTCATAGCCACGCTTGCGGGCTGACGGGCGCACATCGGGCTCACGCTGCGTTCGTTTGGGCAGCAGGCTCTGTGCTTTCATTGCCATTAGGATGCCGTTGTCTGGATTTCCCAGAGTGTCTTGATCGGGCCTGCGGCCGTCGTGAGCGTCAGCGTGACGCGATAAGCGGTTCCGGCTGCTGGCAGGCGATCGCCGTCGATGTCGACGGCGACGTTGTAGCCGACGCTGTCCTCCGTCCAGGTGCCGTCCGCCCGGAGCTCATCGAACACAACGTCAGCAACCGTGTGACTATCGGTATCCGTGTCCGATGCATCCTGCAGGTTGACGACGATCGACTCGACGGCCGACACGTCCGCTTGCTGGATCCAGTCGCCATCGGTGCCAACAACACGGGCGCGAAGGCTTATCGTTGATCCCGCAAGTGATGAGCCGCGATAGCTGACGGGCCCGCCCTCGAGCCGAGCGCCCGGCAGGAAGAGCCCGACACCAGGGTGAGGTGTAGCGGCCTGCATGGTGGGTGGGAAGCTGGTGAGCGTTCGATCCGGATGCGCCCACACCTGAGCCGCTGTCGCACCATCACCACCACCACCACCACCACCGGCCGGCACTTGCGAGACCGCGGATGCTTTGAATCGATTCACCGCCGCCACGAACTCGATCATGCTTGCGAGCTTGGTACCGACGGTTGCAAAGTCCTTCCCGTCGATCGACGCCCCTAGCGCCGTGATCAACGCGCCGATCGAGTTGAGCGAGGCTGTCGAGATTCCGAACTCTGTTTCCTCAAGCTGCGCCCCGATGAGCTTCTTTCCGATCGTGTCGGAG